CGACTAAATCAAATGAATCTTATACTTTAGATCCTGGCGGTTTTCGTTCAAACGATGACGCCAATATGGTAACTGGTGGAGGTGAATATATTGATCAAGTGAATCGAGTTAGATGGTCTTTTGAAGGCCCTTTACAAGCTGATTTTACGAGCAACAATGAACTTTTAAATCTTCCAAAATTAGCGGAAAGCGGCGAACTTGGAACTTGGACTTTTACTCATATCTCTGGCATCACTTGGAGGGGTAGAGGCAAATTTGTAGGAGATATTCAAATCGACACCAATAGCGCTCAATTAGGTGCTAAAATCGCTGGAGGTGGTAAATTAGAGCAGCTTTAAAAAAGCAGCATAGGAAAAGTAAATTAATCAACGGCGGTGTAATAACCGCCATAAAATCAAAACGATGAGCAAAGTTAGTAAAGAGGTAGCGTTTAAAGATGTAAAAACTTATTTAGAAAAACATCTAAAAAAGGAATTTAGAAGAAAGCAGATGCCAGATTCTAAAATTTACGAAGATTACGAGGACATGATTGAAGCCGTTGAAGATGGCTTGTTAATTATCGATTCAAAAGGAAAAGTTGAATACACATTAAGATACCCTTTATTTACGGATAAAGAAGATTCCTCTTTGGCCATTAAAAAAGTGAATATCAGAGGCAGAATAAAAGCTGCTGATAAACATGTTTTAATGGATGGTTTGGAAGTACAAAAAAAGTTAGGAACCTACACTTTGAGAATAATTGCTTATATAACCATGCTTCAAGAGGTGGATGTTAAGGAATTAGAAAAGGATGATTTCGATACTTTAAATCAACTTTGCTCGGTTTTTTAGATGGGTGGCTAGATAGTGCAAACATTGATATTGCGATTAAATCCGTAGTTAATGAGCATAACTGGTCGCCTTCTATTATTGATGCAATGTATCTGGATTCTTTAGATTATCATGGAATAGGTTATTGGTATGATAATGCAAAAGAAATGCACGATAAAATGAAAAAACCCGGTAAGTAATTACTGGGTTTTTTTTGTGGTTAGTATTACTCCTTTTCAAAGAAATCAATCTTTCGATCACCTCCAGAAAGTCTTTTGTACTCTAACTGGTTAAAATTGTTTTTATTGATTTTGTCAGCTACTAAATTAATACTGTTTGCTGAATAGTGAGTAACACTTCCACGTCTTACATCCATCAAAAAGCCTGAAAGCATTTTATTTAAATCATCTGAATTTTTGACTTCAAAGTTTAGGTCTCTCTTGTTGTCGTTTTCTTTTAAATTGTTTTCCATTTGTGAATTGTTTTTGTTTGTTGAATCTTCTTGCATTGTTTCTAGGGTTTTAAAGTTATTTTTTCTAAGTTCTCTTTTAATTAAAATTATTAGCCTTCTTGTTTCTATGACTTGAGGGTTTAAGTGTTTTACGGGTTTTCTAAATATAGAAGCTATATAAGAATCTGTTAGATTTTCTATATTTATTTTTGCTCTTTCTTTAATTTTTTTAATATTATTTTTGTAGTATTTCTTACCAGATTCTATATTTTTTTTACGATTTTGTTTATAGTATTCTTTATGATTTTCTTTAATTTTTTCAATATTATTTTCTCTGTATTCTCGCCAATACCCTTTACGTTTTTCAGTATTATTTTTGTAGTATTTTTTTTGAATTTGTTTAATTTTTTCAGGATTATTTTTTCTGTATTTTTTGCTATATTCTTTATGTTTTTCAGGATTTTCTTTATAGCGTTTTTTACTATAAGCTTTTGTGCATTTTTTACATTTTGAATTTAAACCATCTTTTCTTCGCTTCATAACTGTAAAAAACTCTTTAGTCGCTAACATTTCTTTTTTACAACCAGTACAAATTTTAGTATTCTTAACATTTGCCGCTTCCATAAGTTTATATTTTTGACAAACATAACAAACATACAAACCTTACAAACAATAATTAACAAAGTTTTAGTAAAATAAATAAAGCATAGAATAAACGTAGGCAATAATATAGAATAAACGTAGGCAATAATATAGAATAAACGCATGCAATAATAATAAACCCACAAAAACGATTTAATATAAATTTTTTCTTAAATTTGTAGCTATGGCCGCAACGATTAAAGCACCCGTTATTTTTACCGCAAATGACAAGCTAAGTCCTACTTTGCGTCGCATGAGCGCCAACGTGCATGGCTTCGCTTCTAAGGCTTCCGTGGGTATTGCTAGGGTAGAACATCGATTTAATAGATTATTGAGGCCTATACGAAGGGCGCAGCGTCAATTAGGTCAATTTGGTTTATTAGCTGGTGGATTTCTAGCGTTTGCAGTTTTTAAAGGGATTACGGATTTTGAAGAGGGTTTAGTTGGCGTAGGTAAAACCACAGGGACAAGCGGTCAGGAACTAAAGCAATTAGGAGCGGATTTTATAGATTTGTCAGATAGTATGCGAGGTGTTTCAACTCAATCACTATTGGAATTCGGTGAAACCGCTGGGCAATTAGGTGTTACGGGTTCTGAAAATATCTTAAAATTTTCTGGTACAATGGCTAAACTAGAAAGTGCCACTAATGTAGCTGGAGAGGAAGGTGCTTCAAGTATTGCTAGGCTATTAACATTAACAGGCGAAGGTGTTGGAACAATAGATCAATTCAGTGCTGCTTTGGTAGGACTTGGTAACAACTCAGCTGCTAAGGAGTCAGATATTTTAAGTGTAGCTAGTGAGGTTGCCCGAGGAACACAGGCTTATGGTCTGCAAGCCACGGAGATACTAGGACTATCAACCGCGTTAAAGTCTTTAGACGTACGCCCAGAAGCGGCCGGTACTGCCGTTGCAAAAGTATTTAGAGGAATAGAAATGGCTACTATAAAAGGAGGAAAATCATTAGAAAGCTACGCTAAAGTCATGGATATGACATCTTCGGAAGTGGTAAAAAGTTTTGGCGAAAATCCTCGAAAAGCGTTTATGTCTTTTATTGGTGGATTAAATAAAATATCTAAAGAAGGGGGTTCTGTTGCTAAAGCTTTACTAGACACTAGTTTAAGCGGTGAAACGGTTTCAAAAGGTATTGTTCCTCTAGCCACACATTTTGAAATGCTTAATAAAAAAATGTCTCAAGGTGCTAAATTTTATAAAGAAAACACAGCATTAAATGATGAGTTTGAAAATTCGACAAAAACAATTAATACAGCTCTAGCTGATGTGGCTAAATCATTTACTAATTTAACATTAAAAACCGCAACTTCTGGAAGCGGTTTAGAAACCTTGCAGACTGTTTTGTTCTTTGTTTCTGATAACATGGAGACATTAGTTGTGGCGGGTGCAGCTTTAGCTGGAACAATGCTATTAGTTAAGACGGCAATTGTAGCTTCTAAAATAGCTCTATTTGCTTACAATGTTGTTATGGGTGTAAGTACTGCAATTACCCAAACAAATAAAAGAGCCCTAATACAGAACGCTGTGGCTCAAGGAGCTTATAGAACCGCAATGTTTTTAGGAACTGCCGCTACTTCTATAGCAACCGCAGCCACTACAGCTTTTGGAATAGCAGTGAGTCTAACCACATGGCCTATATTACTTATTGTTGCTGCTATTTTAGCCGCTATTGCTATATTTATTTATTGGGATGAAATTATGGAATTTTTCAAAAAGCAATTTATGAAATTCGCAAGATTGCTAGGGAGTGCTTGGGGAAAAATCACTAAATTTTTTGAAGAATTTGACTTTCTAGATTTCTTCAAAGGAATTGGTAACGCGTTGATTACTTATATGCTGCTTCCTTTAAAATCCATGTTGTCTCTTTTATCTAAATTGCCTGGAAAGCTTGGAGATTTAGCAAGCGATGGATTAGATAAGCTCAACGAAATGGAAGCCAATTTTAATTTTGATAGGAACGGAGACGAAAGCGGTGTTTTGCCAAATAGCTCGCAAGCTGCAAGCCAACAAACAACCGAAACAATTAGAGACAGCAATATTAACCTTACAGTGAAAGACAAAGGAGGTAATGTTGAAAAAGTTTATCAAGACGGAACGGCTATACCTATAAGAATGCAGAATACAGTAGGAGTTTTAAATTACGGTAATTAGGTAATTAATTAAATAAATCATAACCATGTCAACAAGCAAAATATAAAGCGATGTCAACAAAAGATATAAATTTATTTGAAGGAGGATCTGGAGGTGAAATGAGGATTTTAAACTCTGATCTTTTGATGGCAGAAACTATTTATCAAACTATTTATTTAGCTCTTTACGGTGGCAACGTTGAGCAAAATACTACAAGCGAGGAAACGGATTTAGAGGAGAATTTTGACTATTGGGGTAACCAATTATTTTATTCTAACAATACAGATAAATGGTTTAATTCACAAACGGAAAGGACTTTGTCGACCGTCTCGTTAAATGGAGAGGGTAGGAAATTAATCGAGGATGCAGTTAATGCGGATTTACAATTTCTTAATAATGTGGTTAATTTCGAGGTTGAGGTTAGTATCTCATCTAATAATAGAGCAGAAATATCTATATTTATTTCAGAATTTCAAAATCAAGCTAATCGACAATTAAAAATGGTTTGGGAAAATTCAAGAAATGAATTAATAATACAGGAAATTATATGACAACAATATTAGAATTAAAAGATCAAATCAGCAAAGATCTTCGGAATAGACTTAATATATCGGATGATAATTTAAAAAAAGTTTTAGACGCTTTGTCTGGAGTTTTAGCTGCTCAATTTAAACTGGCTTATTTAGGATTAGAAGATACTCAAAGAAACTTATATCCAGATACCGCAGATACTTTTGAAAATGGCGGATCTTTAAATCGTTTAGGAAGAATTTATTTAAATCGAGAAATAAGACCAGCCACCTCTGCAATTTATAGGGTAAATGTTACAGGCGTAGAGGATAGCGTTTTGAGGAGCGGACTGACCTTTAAATCAAATATTGATTCAGAAAATCCAAATAAGTTATATATTTTAGAAAATGAATATACATTAACAGGCACGGATGATACAATTACTGTGAGATCAATTGGTGGTGGTTTAGATTATTTTCAAGATAATGACAATAATCTAACAATTACGGAACCAGTTATTGGTGTAGATAAAACGGTGGTAATAAATAAAGATGGAGCTGGATCTCTTTTTCAAGATCCAGTTAATGCAGAAACGACTCAAGAATTTAGAAATGCAATTTTAAACGCTATTCAATTGGAGCCTCAAGGCGGCTCAAAATCTGACTATCGGATTTGGGCTTCGGATGCTGCTGGAGTTCGTTTTGTTTATCCGTATGTGAAAGATGGAGAAGCTGGAACTGTTCAAGTATTTGTAGAATCTTCTGATAATGGAGGCGTTCCCACTCAATCTATTTTAGACGAAGTGGAAGAAGTTATTAATTTTGATCCAGACGAAACCAGACCATTATCTGAAAGGTCAAGGCGCCCAATACAAGTTTACTTGGAGGTTTTGCCAATTGATCCTGTAGATGTAGAGATAAACATTACGGGATTAATAGATAGTAGCACTGAGATAAGAAATGCAATAGAATTAAACTTAATTGCTTTTCTTAAGAATATTAGACCGTTTGTTGATGGAGCTGATTTATTAAGAAACAAAAATGATATATTATTTGTCGCAAGATTACAGGGGGTTGTTACTGATGTTTTAGATGCTGATAATTTTTTCAATGATTTCAGCATGTTAATTGATGGAGTAACTCAAACAAGTTTTATATTTTCAAAAGAAAAAATACCAAATCTGATAAATGTAAATTACTTATAATGAGCGAAAAAACACAGCATGGAATAAATGCTAAATACGGAATAAGAACTCGACATAAATTTCCAGAAAGTTCAATTCAAACGGAAGATAATGTTTTAGTTACTGAATTATCAAATTTAGTAAATGAGTTGTACCCAACAGGTCGCGCATTTTACAAGCAAAAAGGGGGAACTTTTGATTTACTTCATGATGCAATTAATTTGAGTTTTTTGAGATTTGTCAAGAAATACAGAAATTTAATAGATGCTAGTATTCCTGATAACGAAAACTTTACTGCTGATGACGCTTCTTTTTTAGAATTTAAATATGGATTAATTGATGGCACTGGAAATGATTTAGAACTTAGAAAATCGTCATTAAGGCGGAAAATGGGCCATCCAAACAACATAAAAGGAAGGCAATCAAAAAATTTTATAGAGGATCAGTTAAGAATTTCTGGTTTTAATGTTCGTGTTTTTGAAAACACACCTACATTTGCTTCCGTAGGGATTGGATCAGTAACCTCGAATATACCTATATATAAAACACCTGGAGAAATTGGAGCAGAAGCGGTGGAATCAACTCAGCACGGAGAAGAAACTCAGCACGGAGAAGGGTCTTTTCATGGAGGTGTAACTTTTGAAGTAATTGCAAATAAAATAGATGCAAACGAATCCTATGGCGTTGGCTCTAATCTATGGGCTAGCTTTTTTATTTGCGGTGAAAATCTTGGCGAAAACGCTGTAATTCCAGAAAGCAGAAGGCGGGAGTTTAGAGAATTAGTATTAAAATTAAAACCAGCTCATTTAGCTGCGTATATATTTGTTAACTTTACATAAATAAAAAATAATGGCTAGAAATAAAGCAACCTTAGTAAATATAGACCTTTCAGATCCTTCAAACTATCTAAACGGCAGGATAAAAGATAACACAGGGTCTGGAGATGGAACACCTGTTAATGAAAGGGTTTATGGAGATATTCACCAATTAGTAGCAAAACTGATGAATTTAGCTGGTCTATCTTTTAACCTCTTACCAGAAAATGAAGCAAACGGCTATCAACTTATTGAATCGTTAAGAAGTTTAGCTACAAAAAATGATTTAAATTATGATTTAAGTAAATCAGGGAGTATTTTAACTTTGCCTATTAGGTTAAATAAAGTAACTGAAAACGAAATATTAAGAGCTAAAGCAGGCTTTAATAAAGGATCGGAAACTACAATTAAGGGTACTCTAGACAACGCAAATAAACCTGTTTCTTATTTAGGTGATTTTAAGGAAAATGAATATGTAAGATTAATCAATACGGCTTCAAGCGTGTTAATTATACGGGAGGTAGACGCTTTTAATTTAGGAACAATAGTAGAAGAGCTAAATTACTTAAAAGCAGCTACGCAGCCACAAGAAAACACGGGAACAAGCAACGAGGCAGCTACAACGCCGCTAACAAATAAAACAGCGTTTACGGAAAGGGTTAATGGCGATGATAGTGATGATTATTTAGCCAGTACAGCTCGAAACGGTTTATTATCTTCTGAATTTTGGGATATAATTGATGGCATTGGAACGCCAGCTCTAAGAAACAGAGGTAGTTTTATACTAGGCAGCGTAAAAGGCTCGGGGGTAGGAACTACATTTGTTTCAAGCGGAGATATTACAGCGCAAAAAACAGGTGAAACAGCAAATGGTGATGAAGTTACTTTAACATTTGCTAATGCAATGGATGATTTAGACTATAAATTTATTATGAGTTTGCAAAGTTTAGGAACTTTTGGATTTGATAATGATATTAAACCTTTAAATTTTAAAACCTCAAATACAACGACAGGGAAAATATTTATTGAACAAACAAATTCAATTCCACAAAATATTAAAATTCATATTGATGTAATTCAACTATAAAATAAAATAAATGAGAACAATAAGAGATTTACCAATCGTACAGGACGGAAATAATACGCTTTTTCCAGACGGACAAATTAAAAACGAAACGGCAACTCAAGACGGAACTCCAGTTGTTAGGGAAATTTACGGCGATGTTATAACTAACATTTATAAAATTATAAGAGATGCGGGGGTTGATTTTACAGAAACAGAAGACAGCGAAAGCACTCAATACCAGCTCCTTGATGCTTTAAAAGTATTTGTAAATGAGCTAAACGATGTACTTCAAATTCTAACCGTTGACGAAAATGACGTATCTATAAATGTTGATTTGGATAATTTGCCCGATAATTATGTTTTTATTGGTCAAGTTTCTGAATTATTATCATCTTCAGAAACTTACGATTTAACAGGAACGGGAACAAATACTTATTCGTTTAGTCCAGAGTCTAATATTAACGCTAATTCGCAAGTGTTATTAGTAATTAACAATTCATCTGGAGTTAAATTAATTGACTTGTCAAAAGATATAGTTCAAAACACTATTAGTCTACCTTTTAGCGGCGTATTAAGTTATAATTCAACTAAT